TGTTCTGTCAGCATATGTTTTCTCCTTTTGCCTCGCCTTGCCTTGACTGGCCGGTGGCGGTGGCGGTTGGCGGAGGCGCTGCTCCGTCAGGACGGGAGAGATGCAACCTCCAGGCCAACCGAAAGTTCAACGATTTCGCGGACTTAGGTTTTTGATTTTCCCAAACTTGAGAATCTGACCGGCGGAAAGGTCAACGAAATGGGCCAAGTCCTTGATTTCGTTGGATTCTTACCCGTGGGAATCTCAGGTCCGTGCATGCAAGTTCCGTGCCAGCGGCCTCCGCCCTCCGCCTTCGCTCCTTGGCACGCCTTTTGCGACGCCATTGCAAGAACCGTGCCAGTGGTCTTGGCATGATCCTTGCAGTAGAACGAACGTTCGACCCTACCCTACCCCTGTCCTCCTTTGGTCGATGCTGACCCAGGCTAAGACCCTCTCCCCCGAACCGGGTATTTTGGAGTATATCAGCTTATAACTGATATGGTATGGTACTGTGGGCAGTTTGTCTGTGCGGCAATTAAGGGCTCTATTCACCGCATAGCAGTTAAAGGAGGTTATAAAAGGTAGAATAGGGGTTGACTTAGGGGAGAGGAATGATTACTAGAGTATATACCAGGGGAAGAAACCAGTTACTTCTTGACAAGACCCCGTTTTATATGGTACTAGAAGAGATACATGGAACACACAACTCTCGCCAGTCCTGCACGAGGAGTACCCGGAATTGGCCGCGTTCAGGGGGCGAGCAAACGGACTTAGCGGCCCCCTTTGAAGGGGGTGATGCCAATGTACCCTAACTATCCAGGGGAAACGAAGTAGTGGGGGACGCATCCACTAAAACACGCACAGAGCCTTTATGACAGAATTTCCTAGAGTACCCGATCAGTTCAACCCACACCCACAGGACTACAAAGTGAGAGATCGAGACATCACCCTCCGATGGTTAGAGGGTATGGGGGTAGATGAGGTAGCCAAGAGATATGACATCCCACCGGATGAGGTGAGACATATCCTGGACTCCCCAGCGCAGAAGGAACTCCGGGAGGCCGTCCGGCAGCGATCCATAGACTACACCCTGGAGAGATTCGATGCCACGGCCCCCCAGAACCTGGAAAAACTGGTCTCCCTACGAGATAAGTCAGATGATGAGAAGATGCAAAGGATGGCGGCCCTAGACCTCCTGGAGTACTCCTCCCTGAAGAAGAAGGCTGAGGGAGATGGGAACATAGGAGCTGAGTTGTTCCGGGGTATAGCGAAACTGGCTAAAGAAGTAACTAAGGAGAAGGAGTAGATATGAAGAACCTTTTACTAGGGCTGGGTCTGTTGTTACTGGGGAGTTGTGCTTTTGTGATAGATGATTTCAAAAGTGCCAGCCTCTTAGCAAACAAGTATGGTGACAAGGTTGCTGCGGACTGCTACAGTAAAATTGCCGTAGACCTGGAACTCAACGACGCCATCCGGGATGAACCCGGTAAGGGTTTGATAACCCTGGTTGAGAAGCTCCGGTTGCTGCGGCTACAGCTTGAGCAGAATCGAACCGCTCTGGAGACCGCCTGCGGCCCCATAGCACTCGATCTTATGATCCAAGGCTTGAAGGGCTTACCCGGAGTTCGCTAATTTGTGGCAAGGGAGGTTTCAAAGGACGTGGTGGACCGCCTCCTTCGTTGGAGGTCTCACCCGTGGCATATGGTGGAGGATGGCGCAGTATGGACCCTCGACTCAGTTGACCTCAAGAATCCTATCAAGAAGTTTCCTACCAAAGAGTATCTCAAGGTAATCACCGATATATGGTTAGAAGCAGACCCACCCCTGCTTGCTATTCCTAAATCCCGAAGGGTGTTGATGAGTTGGTTGGTTACATACTTGCACCTCCACCTTGCCATGTTTAATGAAGGGGCCAGGATCTATATACAGTCGGAGAAGGAACCTAAGAGTGCTGAGTTGCTGGACAGGGCTGAGTTTATCTATGACCACATACCACAAGAGTTGATACCACGATGGGCACTTCCCAAGATCAAGCGGTTCAAGAAACCACCGAAGATAGAATTCCTGGGGTTGAACACCTTTATAGAGGGAGTGCCGGAGGGAGCCCGACAGTTAGCCCAATTTACTGCCACGGCAGTTCTGATGGACGAGGCTGCGTTCTGGCATCTGGGGCAGGAATCTTTCGGTGCGTTGAAGCCCACTACCGAAGGGGGAGGACGTGTTACCGTTATTTCCTCGGCTAATAAGGGGTGGTTTTATGACCTTTGTTATGACAAGAGTAGATAAGTTAAAAGTTGGAGACCCTGTAGAGATCAGTACTCCAGATTTTACTACGATGAGTCGTTGGAGAGATCCAAAATCTGCTAGTAGTGAACATCCTTCAACGATTAGTGTAATAGGTTATTTCCTTGATGCTGATAAGACTGTTATTCGGCTTAATGGTATGCGCGTAGCTGAAGAAGATGGCCCGGAGATTGGTCAACTGGCTATAATTCCCAGGAATGATAGTATAACTATACGGAGACTCCGTGGACATAAAAAAGGATCTGGACGCTCGTCTAGGCGACATAAAGGCTGAGTTACCTGTAGACGAGCCAGAGAAGGGAGTTACCTTTGGACTCACAGAACCAGTTAAAGGAATACACGTCTGGCGAAACCCCATCAACAAGTTCACCGTTGCTCGAATCCACTATACAGCAGACCCCGCCAAGCGATCCGCAGAGTGGAAAGAAGCAGCTCGTGCTGGGATGGCTTATACCGACTGGCTCAGAGAGTACGAGATTGTTTGGTCGAGCTTCGAGGGAGTGCCTGTTTACCTGGACGACTGGAGTAGGGAGTTTCACGTCTCCAGAGAACCCCTGATTTATGCAGAAGGAATCCCTATTGTTAGAGGATGGGACTTTGGCCTTGCTGCGCATGGCATGGCCTGTGTATACGGACAACTCCTTCAATCAGGTAGGCTCTTCGTGTACCGGGAACTTACAGGTACAGGGATGGGGCTTGAGCGTTTCGTCGAAGAAGTATCTCGTTACAGCCATGAATGGTTCCCTAAGTGCCAACGGTACTTTGACATCGTAGACCCCGCTGGGTTTGCCCGATCCCAGATAGATGAACGTACCTGTGTCAGTATTCTCCGAAATCCTCCCCTGCGGTCCAAGCCAATACCCGGAGAACGGGGCATCCTTAACCGCAGGCAATCAGTGGTGCAGTACCTCAAGCAGAACGTCAGAGGTCTCCCCAAACTCGTGGTTGATCCTACCTGTACCATGCTCATCGAAGGATTCGACGGAGGATACCACTTCGCCTATGATATCAAAGCCCGATTGAAGGATGACCCAGATAAGAATGAATACTCTCACCCCCACGACGCCCTTCAGTACCTCTGTTCCAGGGTCCAGAGACTTGATATGAGTTCCCAGAAGGACTGGACCATCACGACCCCCCGGTACAACTTTCAGCAACCACAGGAAGTAAGAAATGGCTGATTTAGAGCAAGGCCAGGTAATCTCCCTCGAAGCCGCCCTCCGTTTGGAACCCCCCAAGGAACAGACTATGCTGTCCCCGGAGGAAGCAGTCCAGCTCTTCCAGGAGGCATTTCGGGTAGCAGATGAGATACGACTCCCCCGCGAGAGGATATGGAAACCCTGTTATAACCTGTATAACGGCCAGTATGACTGGTCCGGGAAGGCCGACTGGCAGAGTAAGATCAACATCCCCCGTGTCCGAGAGGCCGTCGATAAAGCAGCGGCTACCTTCAAGCGGTCCCTCCTTCGGATGAAGCAGTTCTACTCCATTGAGTCAGAAACCCGACTGGGTATCCAGATGGGTCAGTATACCAAGTCTCTGATTGACTACTGGCTAGAACATGGCGATGTAGGCTTTATCGAGGAACTGGTAGCTTCCTTCAAGAGTGGTTTGATTACCGGGGTAGCTGCGATGAAGATTTGGTGGAAGTGGCAGACTATCAAGGGACCCCATGTAGCTGATAAGACGGTGAAGGTTCCAGTGACGGACCCCTTGACCGGAGAACAGTCCTTTATCACCCAGGAGTATAAAGACCTTTCTACAGCAAACCGGGTCAAGGGAATGTTGGGTATTAAAGCGATTGACCCCTTTAATCTCTGGCGCGGCCCTCGTGATTCTTATACTATAGAGAGGTCTTATGTAGACCTGGCCTATTTGAAGGAAATGGTGGGTAAGGGGGTGTATGATGCCGAGGCTGTGGATAAGTTACAGGGCGGTCAAACATCAGATACGGATAAGGTCAACGCACAGAAAAGGGCAGGTGAAGGAACCCACACCCCCCAAGGAAGTTACATCAGGGAGATCCCCATCTATCACTACTGGGGACCCATGTATAACAAAGAGGGGGAGTTACTTCGGGAGACTATTACTTTCACGGTTGCGGGGGAGGACCGGTCTCTCGTCATAAGGAAGCCGATTGAGAACCCCTTTTACCACAAGAAGGACCCTTATGTAATAGGGTCTCCTTATAAAGTACCCTTTACCCTCTACAACAGGGGAATGGCAGAGGACATCCTGGGCATAGCCACCATGATTACCGAGTTATCCAACCTGATCGTAGATGGAGCCCAGTTTGACGCCCTTAAAGCCTTTACCGTTGATAAGGATCTGATTGCAAACCCACAGGACATAATGAAGGGCTTGTACCCAGGGGCAATGATAATGGAGAAAGGGTTGGAGAATCCTAGTGATAAAGAGATAGTCAAACCCATCAACACGGGGAAGATGCCCCAGGAGGCCCTGGCTACTCTAGGAGTCCTAGACCGGGAGATCCAATTAGCCACTAACGTCTCCAATCCCATGCCCTCGAAGCTGGCTTCCCGGACACTAGGAGAGATGCAAGCTAACCAGGCTAGTAACTCGGAGAACCTAGATGACGCAGCCCGGACCCTTGAGGAAACCGTAATTGATCCCTTCCTAGATCGGGTGGCCCGTGTGATCTACCAGTACCATGAGGATTATACCCTACCCCGCCTGAAAGAGAACTTCCCTGACCTCACCTACTGGTTAGGTAAGATGTCTCCCAAAGAGAGGTACGCGGTAATGATTGAAGGATGCCGCTTCAAGGCCCGTGGGATCTCCCTCTTCTTGGACAAACAGCAACAGTTACAGAACGCAGTTCAGTTTCTCCAGTTGATTATGAATGTTCCGGGCCTCCTACAGAGGATCAACATGGACGCCTGGTTGGAAGAAATCCTGGTTGGCCTGGGCTACAACCCCAACAAGATCCTCCTACAACCAGCCTCTCCCTCAGTCACTGCCCCTAATATACTACAGGGGAATGAACAGGGTGGACCCCAGGGTGGACAACCTCAACCGAACCAGGGTCAGACCGGGATGGAGATGATGAACGCACAGCAGGGAGCTATGATGGGTGGTTCGACAAACCAGGCGACACCACAATAAGGAGAACAACATGCCGATTTCTAAACATTTCGAGGGTCACGGGACTGAAGTGATGAAGAGCATGAAGAAGAAGCATGGTAAACGGGCCAAGGAAGTTTTCTATGCTACGGTCAACAAGGCAAAGAAGGCTATGCGTCCGGGATACATGGTACATAAGTAATGGGTTTGGTGAAGAAACTAGTTCTAACTTTAGTATTGTTTCTTCTCCTCGCCCCCAGTTTCCTCTTCTGGGCTGTGTTGTTTAGTAGGTATGTTATAAGATATTAAAGGAGAATGGTATGGCGAAACACGGAATGGTAAAACTAGACGCTCTGGTGTCTAAAGGATTCACAGGGAGTGGGAAGAAGAAGTTTATTAAGGCTGGGGGGACCCAGTTTCCCAGCATCACTAAGGAGGCCGGGGGTCAAAAGATAGCGGCTGGTAAGAGAGGAGGAGCTAAGCAACCGACTGATTGTGGAGTCTCCCATGAGACTGGTTACCGGGACCGTTCCTCTCCCAGTTACAAAGCGTCCCCTGGAAAGATCAAGAGCCTGTGACAGATCTCCTAGAACTGGCAGAACTCCGACGTAAGGGAGTCGCGGCTGAGACTATTCTCAAGGTCTTTGAACCTATGGTCCGGTTTAAGCAAAGGGGTCTGTTGTCTCGCCTGTCCCAAGCTGCCCCTAAGTTGGAGGACTTTCTTGTCCTCCAGGCAGAAGCTAAGTTACTTGTATCCATAATGGCGTCTCTCCAGTCACTACTGGACGAGGCACAGAAAGCAGGATAATCCAGGAATCCACCTGGACCCAAACCAACCGGTAGCGGGGTCGTAGCCGACCCACAACTACCATAAAGGAGGCCAAATGGCTGAGGCTACAGAGAGAAAACCAGCAGACTCCAAGTCCCAGGACGCTGGACGTGAAGGGGACAGACCAGAATATCTCGTAGAGAAATATGGCTCAGTGGAGGATCAGGCGAAAGGATACGCGGAGTTGGAGAAGAAGTACCACCAAGACCTAGACACCCTAAAGGCTGAAGTAAACAGCCTGAAAAGGGGTGTCCGAGTGGAGGACCTCCAGCCCCATCTACCCCCAGCCGATACCGATAACCAGGAGCTAGTTGATTTCTATCGCTCCCCCTCACAGTACCGGAGGCGGGTTGTGGAGGAAGCGAAATCGGAACTCCGGCAGGAAAACCAGCAGAAAGATGCTGTTCAACAGGTCCTCACCCGGTTCTTCTCACAGAACTCGGATCTCGTTGGACAAGAACCTCTTCTTGAATGGTATGTCCGGCAGGAAGACCCTCGACTAGATCCCACGGATCGTCTTACCGCCGCAGCCAAACGGACACGAGATCATATAACCAACTTGCGAAAAGCACCAGAATCCAGACCGAATCCGCAGGAGTTTGTGGACGAGCCATCGGGGACACAACCCCGGTACTCAAAATCCAAAGCCCCTACGGAAGAAGACCTCCGCAAGGATTTCTTCAAGGATCGTGGCAGCTCCCGGAAGCTCCCTCCCAAGCGACTTCCACAAGGAGAATAGCCTCCTCTCGGTAGTCATGGATTCTGTATGGAGAAATCATGGCTACAGATACCTCAACCTGGACCCTAGCTCAAATAAGCTCAGGGTTCCGTACTACTGTTGAAGTATCCAAGAAAGTACGACATGCTGCCCAGCCCCTTTTGAAGGCCCGTCAGTTTGTTCGCGCTATCGACGCTTTCGGTAAAAATCGCGGCGAGACCGTGGACATCTATCGAGTCCCCAATACGGCTGAGGTCGAGTCTACTACTGCTATCCCGGACGGTGACCCTATTCCAACCACTACGATTGGAACCAGTCGCCGGTCTGTGACGGTGAATCAGTATGGAAAGGCCCTTCCTTTTACGGGAATGGTCGAGTCCCTTGCTGAAGTGGACGTGGAGAATGAAGTGATTTTGAAGTCACTCAGGAACCACATGGCGAAGTCCTTGGATACTCTTGTTATTAACGCACTCGAAACCTCGGACCTGTGTTTCATTCCTACGGGAGCCTCAAGCTACGTGTGGGATGTGGACGGGACTCCGAGTACCGCAGCTACTTCCAACATCACTGTCTTCCATCTTAAAGAGATCGTGGACGCGATGATGAGCGGGACCCTGACGGATTCCGATGGAACTACGCATACTGCTATGCGTCCGGTTCCTTTTTTCACGGATGACTACTACATGGCGCTGGTGTCAGTGAAGTTCCTTCGGGGGCTTTATGACGACTCAGACTTTGAGCACGTCAGCCGATATGCCAATGCGGAAGGCTACTATCAGGGAGAGATCGGACGCATGCCGTTTTATCACACTCGGTTTGTCCTGTCGAACCACACAGCAGCCATCAGTAACGGTGTAGGGACCAATAGTGTCCTTGGAGAGGCCATTATCTTCGGTGAGGAACCGGTGGTAGAGGCCGTTGTTACGCCAGAGGAAATCAGGGAGAAGATCCCTGGAAACTTTGGTTTGGATAAGGCTCTTGCCTGGTACTACCTCGGTGGTTTCGGCAGGGTCTGGGATTACTCTAGCGATAGTGAAGAGCACATCGTCCGGGTAACCTCATCGTAAGGAAAGGAGGATATCATGTCTATTGGAAATACAAGTGATACTCAAGTCCTTACGTCGCCTTCGGTGGATCTTACCAGTACAGGAGTCAAGATTAAGTGGCCCCTCACTCAGCCCGTTAGGGTTAAGCGGTGGGGAGTGCTTCTAAGCGCGGCTCCGGGTGATACTGGTACTCTCCAGTTGAGGAAGGTTAGTAATGCTGGAACGGCTACAGTGCTGTCCACTATTGAACTACTGACCACGCACACAGCGGATGACTTGGTGTACGCGGAACTGACCGGGACTTCGGATACGGGAATCGGGTCTCCAGGGGCTACTCCCTTGGTAACTGCTGACTTCCATCTGGATGTCAATGCCAGTGCTTCGGCTGCCTCTGTATCTGCTGAGTATTTGGTGGTTGAGTTCAGTGTTGAACCGGCGGAACCAAACTCGAACTCCAGCATGACGGAGACTACGTAAGGTAGAGTTTATACTGAGGATAGTATGACAACATGGGGTTGTTATATACTCAGAGAGATAAACATGGATAGGGGGTCCCCTGGGAAACTGGGGGGTCCCTGATTCCCTAACAGCCCTCCATCAGGGTCTGGTGAGCTACTCCGCTACACCGAATATGATGGTGAATGGAGAAAGAAATGGCTTCAGCAAGAATACAAACTACTCTAAAAGCACCTAAATTTGGTCGCCTCATAGGTAGTAAGGAGAGTCCGGTAACTCTTACCCAGTCTATACCGGGGGGTGGATCATCTAGAGCTTTCTATGTGAATATTACCCCAATCGCAGGCACGGCAGCTTATCGTCAAGGTGCTTTGGCTGTGTCTTTAACTCGTGCGGCAGGCGATGCGGATACCACATGGGACGGCAACCCGGATACAGCAGTTAATATCTCAGCTACAACCAGTGCAACCGGAAATGCTTCGGCGGAGGGATCTATTCGGGGCCTCCAATGTGCTGCACGTAACCGAGGGACCAATATCAACTGGGTCTTGGGTGCAAATATCAGTGCCCGGAATGATAGCGGAAAGCAGGCTTCTAGACTTGCTGGGATAGAGCTAAGGATCGAGAACTACGGGAACGTGGCTGATGAAATCGTTGGGATCAACGTCAACCTATCCGATGAAAATAGCAATGTTGACCCCCATACTAAGTACGGTATCCGTGTTAGAAACACAGATGCAAGTGGCATGGGCGCAGTAGATGCAGCCCTACATGTCAGTCATAGTTCGACTAACGGTTTTGCTGCGTTTGCTCACTTAGCAACGAATGCCGGTGATGGTGCTGTGGCTTCAACCACAACCCCAACTGGAGCTGCGACCGAAGCCTTGATCGTTAAGATTGGTTCAAACCTCCGCTATATCCCCTGCTATGCGGCAGTCGGATTTGGTGGATAAGGAGAATTGAGTGGACGCGAATGAACACCTGAAACTAATAGTCGGGGATCTTATATTCCAGATTGCCAGTTTACAGGCAGAGAACGAGGAACTACGGGGTAAAGTACCCCAGATAGTGGAACTGAAGGGGGAGCCTAGTGCTCCCCCAGTTCCTCTAAAGGAATAATGTATGGTGACCCTAATATTTACGGACCCTCAATTTTCCTATGAAATTGTCACGGCCACTACTCCCCTTACACTAGCTACTGTGGGTGTATCGTCAATACTAACTCATTTTGGAGAATTGGAGTTGTTATCCCCTATCAAAGAATTGAAATGCGAGCATATCTCTGGGGTGCACTATACTTACTTAATTGAGTTCGTAGATGGCCGGGAATGGCATCAGGATTTTTACTTTGAAGGAACCACTTTTAACACATGCGAAGTGACCTTTTCCGTAACCAGTCCTTTTTCCTTTCCTACCCTGGAACGTATGATTGCGATGCGTAGGGGTATAGATTACCTGGTAAGAAATCTTGGTGTTACCAAGATAGAGATCAATAGACTGCCCTAAGTAAGGAGAACACATGGCAACAACTGCCGAATTTAAGAGAATACAGGATGGGGTCTTCTACCTCAAGGCCACCTTCACAGCCCAGAACGATGCTGTGGTCTTTGAGATGCCCCGCTGCCTGGCGATGAGTATCCAGGGAGTAGGGACCTTTGGGTCTGCTACTATAGACATCCAGGGGTCCAATGACGGGACTACCTACGCAGCCCTACCAACAGCGGTGAGTCTTACGGCGGCTGGGATCAAGTCAGTGGCCCTGGCGGACCTTGGTTATAAGTTCTACCGGGTCATTGAGTTAGCTGCTAGTGCGTCCCTCACAGCCTATGTCATCGGGATGGAAGCCAGGTAGTTTATGGAAAGTAACCAAGAACTACTGATACGTATTGACGAGCGGGTGAAGTCCCTCCAGGAAGACCATACCACCGTCTCTGCAAAACTCCTGGAACACATAGACAAGTGTGACATCCGGGTCAGTGCCCTGGAGCGGTGGCGTAGTTATCTGGCAGGAGCACAAGCTGTGGTGGTAACAGGTCTAGGCTGGCTCTTTGGGAAACAATAGAAGATGTTCAACAGAACACACTTCGTTCGTCTTTGGCGCTGGTTAAATAAACCGAGAGGTTATGCTGCTCACCTGGAACAGCGTCTGATAGTACTAGAGAAGCACCTATTAAGGGTGGAACAGCAACTAGCACAACCCATGACTGGTACTCTAACCTGGCATCCCGTAAACTATAAAATTGCTTTCCCCCCGGAGACCCTCTAATGGCACTACTAATAACTCGTGAGAAAGTTTTAGGAAGAACCGTTATTCTAAGTACGGTAGTTGCAGCCGCTACAGGAACTACAAACGGTAACTGGTTGGCTGTACTGGGGCTTGGCCCCTTCACGGTACATATCAAAGGAATAACAGACGCAACCGTGCGGCTTCATGGCTCTAACGATCCAACACAGCCTACGGATGCTACAGCGGAGATTCAGATCGGTGTTGACATCACAGCCGATGCACTGGTTACCATTGACGCACCACTGCGCTGGTTCAAAGCAAGTGTACCGACCTGGGTATCTGGTACTATCAACGTTTACCTGATGGCACAAAAATAAGTAATATGGCAAACCCCATTCGACTCTTGAACCCTGCTGGTGATGCCCTTGTCGAGGGACACGTCACAGCCAAGCAGAACCTCCGGTTGTACTCAGATACCGGCTTTCTCGGTACGCTTGACCACGCGATCACAGCAGCACGGACATGGACACTTCCCGATGTGACAGGTGCACTGGCCCTGACAGCGGATATTACCACACACGAAGCGGCTGCTGACCCACACACCGGCTATCGGCTAGAAAGCGCAGACCACTCTCACCAATCCACCGGGGCACAGGCCGGGAAGCTCGATCATGGATTAGCCCTTGATGGTTTAAGCGATGATGACCACACACAGTATGGTCTCAAGAGTGGTACTCTTGCTCAATTTGCTGCTACTACATCAGCAGAACTTCGTGGCGTTTTAAGCGACGAAAAAGGCACGGGTGTTGCTCTCTTTAACAGCGCAGATTCTGCCACACTCACTAATCCAATCATAGCCAACATTGCTCCGGGTACTGACTTTACGTTGACACAGAACTCAGTTGCGGCTCTGACTTCCATAGCAACAGGGGCAATAGTAAATACACTTTATATAAAAGAAGGAGAGGTCGGTATTGGAGTTGTACCAGGATCAAAGTTAGATGTCGCCGGTTCATTACGAGTTCGTGGTAATTCAACTAATGGAACCTTTACGGCTCCTGGTCAGCTAGCGGTAAAAAATGCAGCTAGTAGCCCTTACTGGTCCTTCCATCAGAACGATGGAAGTATAATGGGATACGTGCAATGCTCGACTTCTCGTTTAACCTGGACGGATCAAGCCGGGGCTGAAACTATGGTTTTGAAAGATGGCCGCATGGGCATTTCAACCGTACTGCCCGGCGCATTACTTGATGCCAACCAACTGAGCACTACTGGTGCTATCCCTGTTTTGCTGCTGAATCAAGCCGATGTCGATCAACCCCTGGTTGAATTGGTTACGACTATTGGTACAGGCAATGCTATTGAAGCAGTAGGGGCTAAAGTGCTAACTACTACTCATTTTGTAATGGTTAAGATTCCTGGTGGATTGACCCGGTACTTCCCAGTTGGTACAATTGCGTAGGAGAAAATATGGCAGAACAATATAACCTAACAACGGGTAACTATCAAGCTAAACCCGGCACAAACAGATTTCGTGTTGGTAAGTTAGAGCTTGGCTGGCTAGACGAAAAGGGCAATCCGTTGTGGTACTGGAAGGCAGAGTTTATCGGTGATAACAACATTAGAGTTTTCGCTAGTGAAAGTGGCTCTCAAGCTGAGACTGATATTAAGGTGTTTAACACAATGAACTTTTCCACCACGTCAATGCACAAGCG